AGAAACAATATCACAATATCGTATGCAATACGTAGTCGAGGTGCCTGTTGGTGTGGACCAACACAATGTAGATAAAACATTGTATGCATTAGATACTGTTACATGCGAGGAGGCAGACGAGTTCTCTCAGGACTGGCTCGGAGAAACTATCCTATCTCACCGAGTAGTCAATAAAAAAGAAATATTATCAATGCATGCCGAAGCCCATCCATTATGGATCGATGAAACTGAAAAACAGAAGTTTGATGTGTTTGTTACAGCATGGAACGAAGAAATTGATGAACCTTCGAGTCCAGAGACAAAATGAAAGCAACAATAGGAAATTATCCAAACAGATGGATATGTAACATCCACACAAACCACATGGAACGTAAATATGGATTCCTGTCTTGTGGCGAAAACCTTGATCAAATAGACTATCAACTAGAATATATTGAAGATGCGATCCAGTGGGTATACAACCACACTATTAACTTGTATCTAGATAGAAAGAGTCAAAAAGTTAATATTCGTATTGATAAGTGGGATACTTGGAGCATGGATCACACGCTTGCTCCGATCATATTGCCTATGCTGATACAACTCAAAAAAGATAATCATGGTGCGCCTAGTGTAAACATGAAAGATGTTCCGAAAGAACTTCGATCTACTAAGAAACAACTTGATGCAGCGATGAATACTGGCGCCGATGATCCAAAGCATTTCAAACGCTGGGACTGGATTATGGATGAAATGATCTGGGCGTTTGAACAGAAGAGCCGTGATCATTGGGAAGGAGACTATTACAAGTATGAAGAGTGTACTGTCGATGATAAGTCAGATGACATTGGTGTGCAGTTAGGTTTCAAACTTGTATGGGAAGATCGAGAGGGAAGAGAAGTACACCAAGACCGAATGGCTAATGGTTTTCGTTTGTTCGGAACCTACTATGAAGCCTTGTGGGATTAATATGACTGAAATGATTGAAATAGTCGGAGGCATATTCTGTGTATTATTGCTACTGACTTGGCTCACAATCGAAGAAGACGATTGAAGATAGGACAAATGAAAATGAACGATGATTATTATCCAGACAGTTGGGTTGTTGTTAAGGTCAAAGATACTGGTGTATATAAAGTCCTTGCAGGTTGGAGCGGCGGATATCTAGACGGTGATAGTTGGAGAATGAATAGCGGTATCACTAGTGTAGCAGATGCTGGAGACTATTGGCGTTTCTATGGTGCTAGTGGTAGTTGCTATGTACTACACAAAAAGGGTCATGCAATGCGTATGAGCATAGCGGGCACTTACAATCAAATCAAAGACCACGTAGAATTATTGGACAAAGATACCGCTTGGGAATCGTTAGATTACGATATTTAAATGAGAGTATTAATATACGGTCTACCCGGACCAGACAAAAGGATACTACATGTATTTACTACGAGAGCTAGTAGCATTTTCAATAATTACTGTTATACTAATCCAGCTAGTTTTTTTATTCGATGAACCAAAGGTAGTCGAGACTCAGGAAATAATAGTAAAACATAAATTATATTCAATGTATGCCAACATTGATAATATTGAAAACATCGTAGAATGCCTTGCGACAAATATTTACTTCGAAGCCCGTGGCGAATCTCTAGACGGGAAGAAAGCAGTTGCTTTTGTTACGCTAAATAGAGTCGAAAGTAAAGATTTTCCAGATGACATATGCTCAGTCGTGTATCAGGCTAAACATTCTACTTGGTGGAAAGAAGCCAGAGATAGGAATGTTCCTTTACGTAATAAGTGTCAGTTTAGTTGGTACTGTGATGGCAAATCAGATCGAGTAATAAACCTAGACGAATATGATTCTTTGTATCGTTTAGCGAGTGAAGTAATAGTAGGCAAGCACGAAGACAATACTAACGGTGCTATTTACTATCACGCTGATTATGTTAGTCCTACTTGGAGATTGGCATTTACTAAAACAACCCAAATAGACGATCACATATTCTATAGATAATGTGAGAAGAGTAGCACAGAGCAGCCCATGATTAAAACTCGGAAAAAGAAACTTAAACGCCGTGATCCAATAGCCAGCGATCTGCGAACACCCAAGTACAAGATGAGGGTGGTGCAGGATAAGCGGAAGAAAGACATCAAGCACAAAAGAGCGGAGCGGGGAGAAGGTATATGATAGACCCAATTAGTGCAACATTTTTAATGGGGGTTGCAACCGGTTATCTAATGGCCGCTTGTGTCGTTTATTATGTGAGAGTGATAAGGAGAAGAAAATGAACATGGAGAATATATACATTGCACACATATCTTTAACAAATAGCTTGACATTATCCAACAATAGTGTATAATGTAATATATGAATTGATATTTTTAAGGAGAACAAGCTTGACAATACGGATAGTAAATGAATTTATGGCTAATACAGAAAAACTAACAGACGTTTTTATTATTACAAAAAAGTTTAATACACCGAGTGAGTTTTCTCAGCACATTGAAAGGAGAGCATTTCATACTCGGTCCACATGCATGGACATTTTGTTAGACTATTGTGTTTCCAATGATATCGAAATTGAAAGTGTGAAGAAACTTCTTAGCTCTAGTCTTAAAGAAAAGATAGAAGTAGAAGCACAAGATTTAAACTTACTCAAGGTGAAGGCAAATAAACTACCACTTTAATATGGAACCATTTGAAGTATATAAAGTGTACATGGCATTAAAACTACACTTTACCACAAAGAGTTACGACATCACCAAAACAAATGGTGCTGTTCGTGCAAAGAAAGAAACTTTCCTAAAGCGTAAAGATATATTGTCTTTTCGTAAGTTGGCAAGGGACTTTAAAAGATCTGAAATTATCGACATACTAGTTGCTAACTTTGTTAGTGGGGACAAGTGGGGCGGTATCTTTGATACCCAATTACTCGAAACTCACAAAAAATGGTTGACAACTAAGCAGAAAATGTTGTATAATTTCAGTACAGATTTAGATAATATTCTATTTCGTATGGAAAAGGATGAACTTAAATCTGGAGTAAATGAAGGCGGACATCCGTTAATTTTTAGAATGTATATGAGCCGTGATATCAATTTAGAAACATTAGTAATGTTAGAAAAATTGAGGCCCTATATTGAAAATTATTATGATGACTTTGTACTAGAAGACATATGTCTTTTAATTGGTAAATACAGACCCTTTGTTCGTTTTGACAAGGAAAGTATGAGACTGAAGTATGAAGACAAATTGAATTTAATTTACGGTAATGCCTGACACAACGCAATACAAACTATACAACGCAATACAAACTATACAACGCATACTAGGAGAAACAATATGTCGTTTAATTCTTTATCTGATCTACGCAAGGCCCGTGGTAACTTCGATTCACTTATGAAAGAAGTTGAAAAACTTGATACACCTCAGCAAAACAACCGAGGCGATGAAAACGAGTGGAAAGCAACTGTAGACCAAGCAGGCAATGGCTATGCTGTTATCCGCTTCCTTCCAGCCCCACAAGGCGAAGATATGCCCTGGTCACAGCTTTGGAATCACGGGTTTCAAGGTCCAGCTGGTAAGTGGTATATCGAAAACTCACTGACTACACTCAAGCAAACTGATCCAGTGTCAGAACTGAATTCAGAGCTTTGGAACAGCGGTGTTGAATCAAACAAAGATGTAGCTCGTAAGCAGAAGCGCAGGCTTTCTTACTACGCTAACATTCTTGTTGTTGAAGATTCAGGCAATCCTGATAACAACGGTAAGGTGTTTCTTTACAAGTTTGGTAAGAAGATTTTTGACAAGATCAAAGATGCAATGCAGCCTGAGTTTAAAGACGAAGATCCGATGAACCCATTCGACTTTTGGGATGGTGCTAACTTCAAACTGAAGATTCGTCAGGTAGAAGGCTATCGCAACTACGACAAGTCAGAGTTTTCAGCTACTACTGCTATATCGGATGATGATGCGGAGATTGAGGCTATTTGGGGCAAGCAGCATTCACTTGCTAAGATCATTGACCCAAGCAACTTTAAGTCTTATGATGAACTTAAAAAGAAGCTAGACCTCGTACTAGGATCATCGGCAAGAGTTGGCACAGCAGAAAGCATGGCTGACGATAGCTTCAGGAGAGACGTAGCAACAGCTACTACATCTGTTACTAGCATAGCCCCAGTTACTGCAACTGAGGAAGACGATACAATGTCTTACTTTGCTAAACTAGCGCAAGACGACTAGAAGATAGTCAAGCGAGAAAGGGGCTTCGGCCCCTTTTTTATCTTCAATATAGTGATTTTTCATATCCTCGCAATGCAGGATTGTTACTTCTTGCGCCGTCTTGACTGACTAATATAGGAGGAGCTGAATTATTTGAGCCGCCTCCATAATTATTTGTTATGTTATTGGTTACATCAGGTTCTTGTTTGGAAACTTGGTCTGTAAAAAAATCTGTTGTGTTTCTAATTGCATCTCCTGTAGGAGTTACAGCAACAGAAGCGGCAGGCGAACTTGTAGGATCTAGTGCTACTCCACCCACTGCTTGCGGTGTTATTTCCGCTGATTGCGCTGTAATATCATTCACCCATCTGGCAAACCTGCCAAGTTCTTTTTTATCCGGAGGAACTATCTCAGGAGTAACTGCCAGCTCCCCTCTTTCAATCTGCTCCATTCTTTTTGTAACCAGCATGACATTCTGATCGCTTAGATCATTATCATCTAGAATTGCTTGCAACTGAGCAGTGTCATTGGTTGCAGCGAGTATATTTAAATCAACTTCACTGTTGCCAATTAAATCTTTATCAAATAACCCAGACCGTTTCGCTTTTATTATTGGTCTGTTTCCATATTCTTCTCGTGCGGCAGCAGATGCTGGGTCGGCACCGAAGCCAGCGGCTATACCATTGCCTAGTATTTCAAGCTGCCCCTCACCAGTCTTTTCGTACCAATCATTTTTTGTTAAGGCTTCAAGTATTCTTCTTATCGCCTCTATGCCCGCTCCAATAGCAAGTCCTGCTAATAACGCAGGCATAGCAGCTACGATTGCTCCAACAACTACGGCACTCATTATTCCCCCGCTGATTCCCGCAATGCTTCCCTCTTCCTCTACTCCTTTCAATTGCACTAAAATTTGTTCTAACAATTCTACTTGTCTATTCTGTGGAGATTCTCGGTCGATGCCAGCAGTGATGTCGCCGCCTTCCGCATTAGTAATTGCAGGCTTTGCAGGCTTTACAGGGCTCGTAGGCCTAGCAACCGAATCTTTTTCTACAGGCGTCACAGTACTCGGTGGTCCGACAAACGAATCTTTTTCCGAGGAGGGAACTATCGCACTCGCAGCCTCCTCTTGTCCTTCTACTTTTGTCTTGGTGTCCCTATCTTCTCTTGCTTCTTTTTTAGCTTGCTCTAGTATATTTCCTGTGCCTGGATCTAGGCCAAACATTTTTTCCATGGAAAATGCTTTCCAAGGAGATTCAGTTCTTTTATCTACTCCTGTTGCTTTTTTAAAGATTGCATCGCCGAAAGTTTCTTTTCTAACTGTAGTTTGATTTGATAATGTTTCTTGTGCTGTATCAAATCCGCCGAGCGCTTCTGAAAGTTCTTCAGCTCTATCTCCGGCTGCTATTTTTATATTTTCTATTTGTTTGATTAGTTCTTTTATAGCAGAGACACTAGCTTCACCTGTCTTTGTCTGAGCGGCAGCCATCATTTTAACAAGATTTTTAAACTCATTAATAGTATCATCGCCCTGTGATTCTACAATTGCCTGGACTTGTTCAGTATTTTTGGCTAAGTTTTCAAATATTTTACCTGCAACTCCTGATATTGCTGCTTTATTACTTTGGCTAATATTTTCTATTGGCTTAGTGGCTTTTTTAATAGCATCTACTAGAAAGTCTGCGCCTTCTTTAGTAAAACGAGTTTTGTCCTCAGTGTCCCTAACTCTAGAGCCATTGAATCCTTCGTCTGATATTCCGCCTGATACTCTTAACATTATTGATTACTCTGTTGTTTCTCTGCTTTCTTTTTTAAATGTGTTATTAGCATACCAACGTAAACCTCTCTTTCCCAAGGCATCATATTTTCCAATTCACTCAAACTATAATGATGCTCTTGCATTAACAGGAAATTCGTCTTGTAATAGTTTTCAAGCGAATCTTGAGAAAGAGTTATCCGAAAAAATGTTCATACCCATTGACCATAACTTTATTTTTCGTTTCACATTTCACACAAGTGTATTCTATTTTATGAATCAATGTAGGGATGTTAGTGAAAAACTTAGCTGCTTCATTCAAAATGTTTACAGGCAAGCTATCAATAAACGCTACCATCTCTTCTGCTGTTTCTTCTTCTGGACGAATAACTTCTTCACCATTGTATATGTACTCAATACTGTTAAGAAGTATTTCAGTATCACTTAATTCTTTCTGTGATAGTTGTACTTCTGCTGACGGATACTTTAGAACAATACCAACTTCACCGTTTATTTCTACTTTCTGTTCAGTCACATCAGGATCACCTACAAGTTCAAACTCGTTTATATCCATGGTGTAGTTTATTAAATCGTCACATTTACCGCATTTCAAGGTAAACTCTTGGGTATTTCCTATAGACTTTTCACGCAACTTTAAAAATATAAACTGTATTTGAAACATTGCCAACTTTTCAGCTTCAATACTTCCCAATGAACAGTTGTTGATAACTTGACAACATGCATTATACATCTCGTCTGAACTTTCAGAAGCAGTGGCTAGTGTCAGTATCTTATTTTCTTTTACTAGGAAAGGCCTAAACTTAACCTTTCCTTTCATGCCTGGTATTTCTATGTCAAAAGTTGGTACATCAATTGTTGGTAAAGCCATTATGTTCTCCAATCCATATTAAGTTATTCTATCTAAAATTCTTCCAAAAATTCTTCCAAATACATTTCTTGTATCTTGAGCAGATGCTCCTACACTTTCAGTTTCTCTAGTCCAGTATTTTGCAGATACTGATACTGACATTCTAATAAATCCTGTATTATTCCAAGAAACCGGTGTCAAGTTTAATAACTTAGGCACTGCTTCGTGCAATGTCCATGCAGCTAAAATATCATCATTTACACTCAATGATCTTATCTCAATGGTCGATACAACTGAAGTATAAAATGCAACTTCTTTTGATCTAGTATCAGCAGACGCTGCTATCCATTTTTCAAATAAGTCTCTCCCTTTCCAATCTTGATCTACAAGAAAAGTAAATACCATATCTGTAGTTAGAAATTCTACATTCTGTGTTCTATATTCTGTCCAAGCTCCTATTTTTACCGGCAGATTAGTTGCAACTAATCCGGGTATTTGTGCTTCTTCGCAATATACAGAAATTGATCTAACATCATCCTCCGTGATACCAGGAAGAGGTTCTCGGGGTAGATTAAACACAACTTCAAATCTTTCAGACCTAGGAGTATGTTGAGTTCTTACCTGAGCAAGAAAGTTTTCTAATTTTGAATGTGCCTTAGCCATTGATTATGTCTCTACTATCTCTGTAAACTTTCTGGAGTGAAGCGCCTTCGAAATTCTGCGTAGGCAAGAATATTGATGCTTTCCAATGCTCTGGATTTATCTTAAAAAATCTACTATTAACTTGGCTATACAAATACTTCTTCACTGAAGGCTGTACTTGCGGGAACTTACCAAAGTTTTTTAGTATGCTCCAAGTCACTTCAATCTTACTCTTCTCGCTTATTTCTCTATCACTGTAGTTCAAC